CTCGCAGAACCGTGGCGTCCGTGCCACACGCTTCTTTTACTTAGAAGATAAGGTTTTGGGCAGGCTAGAGCTACTAACCCCCCCAGACGCTGACTGTGACCTCGTCAGGTTAGTGTTTGGGTGATTTCTCCTGTAATGGGGAACGAACGTAGGAGAGGTATTACTACTTCACTGCGTCCTATTGACCCACGACATGCCCAGAGTTTAAGGTCATTGGATGGACCCTCAGTTACGATGAGCACGGGTTTATTTACTGGGTACCACCCAGGATCCGGTCATCAAAGCTGAAGTGCTCTCTAATACTTGTTGGATGTAATCCGGATTAAGCGATTTTCATCGCTGAACCTCGGACGACAGAGCCATAAGGTCGATCGTCGGCCCTAAACCCTACCCGTTTCCAGGAAACGGACGAACACGTTTTGAGTAGCGAACCCAATACGGCTCATGCGTTGGTTCAGGTTTAGGTTTCGCATGTTCGAGGAGAGTGTCGTTAAAGAGTACCCAGAAACGTATCCATATCCCTGCTTGTAACTTCAGACTTTCGTCCGGAGAAGCAAACAGTGACTTAGGTATGTAACTGAACTCCTTAAAGATCCGTTCAACCAGAGACAGCATGCTATCTAAGGTCAAATCAGACGACCCTCCAAGAATCCAAAGTTCCGCAACTAGTCTCTCACCAGCCTTATAGTGCTTTCGGATGGGCGCTAGCAATGTTAAAATGTGAACATTAAACCAGTTCTCCTGCTCAGGTATCTCAGCAGCGAGACACATGCTGAGTTGCTTTCGCAACTCCTCATAGGTTCCTTCAAAATCCTTTAGCATACGCTTCAGGACAAGTTGGAACACTGGAATAAAGACACCTTTCAACAAAGAGTGGTCAACCTCCCGTGACGTTGTTACGGTCATGAGTGTTAACCACTGGGCAAGTGTTGCCACGCCGAAAGGGCCATTAGGAGCGGTTAACAGTAACATCAGACCCTTGAAACGGTTCCCAACCGTAATAGGTCTCTGATGCACTGCAGACTGGGCTTTGAAACCCAATCCGGCAAACTTGGCAGCCTGCGGTAATCCGACCTTATCACCAAGGACCCTACGGGTCGAGGTAATAAGTTCGGGTATAAACTTAAGCCCAGAGAACCCCGAAGAAATATGTTTCAAAGTAGTAGGACTTACGTCCACACCACAATGGATATACTTCTTGGCGAACTCGAAGCTACCGTTAGATGAGGATAGAGACTTCGCGAACGAAATCTCTACACCCAACTCGCGCATGATGCCTAAGTAAGCCATCGCTACGTTAGTGTGAAAGATGACAACATCGTCACCTAGCAAGGCGTAGTCACGAAACCAGGATTTCCCTCCGCATTTCCACGCGGCAAACTGTACTATAGCATGATGGGTTAATGCAAGCATTGCCCACGAGCTGTACGCTCCCATAGGCTGGCCAACTGCATACTTGATACCTTTTGAAGGGATACCGGTTTTCACACCGTTAACCTTCGAAGGACCAGTATAGTAGCGATCAGTGAGGAGTTTAGTCCACAAAGTCGCCAGAGGCTGACCAACGATATAAGATAATACAATCTCTTGTATCTTGATCGGCAACCGATCTGTAGCCGCACTAAGATCGAAGCTGTAAACCTTTTTGAAACCCTTCTTCTTCAAGGTAGCAAGAAGAGCCTCAATAGGACGATACTGGTTAAAGGTACCGTCCTGAGGGATACACTTCAGCATCCTATTAAAGATGACGTAGTGGATCGGATACAGAAGGATCTGAGACCAAGAATCCAACATTGCTACCACTCTCACCTTACCTGGTTCATTCAGGAATGCCAATCTACCGAGACTGCCTAATGGTCGGTCTCTTGATCGGGTCTTCAAGAGGGGATGGTTCGACCCGCTAAGGGAAGACCATACCTCAGAAACCCAACCAGAGCACCGAACCAAATAGTCAGAATCCAGGAGAACCCTGAAAGGGGCTGCGTAAAAGACCATGATTCCGTTTCCCGTCGCTTCCACAAAGGCTCTAAGAGTAGCTAATAGCTCGGGTCTTGCAACCCAGGCCATAGCATCCTCGAAAAGATTACCAATGTTTGGCGTCGGGCCAGCGGCCTCACTGGAAAATACGCTGTTGGGACCACCTCTCAGGAGTAGCAGGAAGCTCGCCTTCCATAGATCCTTTCGGGTTGATAAGACCCAAGGAAGATTTCTGGAAAAGCGATTTAGAAGTTTGTAATTTGTAAATAGATCCAACTTCGGAAAGAAGAAGGTATCTAAGAACGAATCCCAAGCCTCTAAGAAGTCTTTCGACAACTCAACCCCCGGAGTCGTAATCGTAGAGATGGAGGGTACACCCTTGAAATCCACTACTCGATAAATCGAGAAGAGAGATAACCAGAAGTGTATAATAATCCCTTCACCTGCACGAATGCGCTTCCGGTGCGCTACAGGAATGATCCTCGGTAAACCGGATCTGGTGATAGATACACAGTGTCCTGCTTTCATTGACTCACGAAGAACGTCTCCGCCGCACGACTTCATTAATAGAAGTGTACAGGCTTTGAAATACTTCGCGCAGCCTTTGGAGCCTTGACGACGGTATATGCTAACAGCTCGCTTAGTGAAAACGAAGCAGGCTTTTACGTAACCGATTTTCGACGATCCAACGAGAATGGGCAGTGCCCGAAGGCAAAGACCCACGACCCGTTTTGCGTCTTTCAACGCAGTTTGCCAAATACTCCCTTCTCCTTGGATTGTAACACCAAAGATCCGGAAGAAAGAGTTCAGCTTATCTGAATTAAGTAACGAATTTCGTTCTTTCATTGGATAAGTTGAGCTAATTCTAACTGAGTATTCCCCCTTATCCCTTGCGGGTAGGTAGGCAGGGCTGACAGCCCGTAGATTGTCTACTTACAGGTTACTAGAAGCAGTTGAAATGCTACCCAGACCCTCTATGCCATTACTGACACAGATTTAGAGCGATTGCTCGCCCATTAGTCTTGTCCTCTCACTCGGGTGAATGAGTAGGATTTGACCACTGGTTCACATTAGACTCTCCTAGCGCCTGATCCATTCCACTAACTCGAAAGTTAGTTTGATGTATGCTAGTCTCGGACTGGTATACGGAGGACGATTCAGTTTAGTGGTAGGTGCTAGCTGACCACGTAATCCCTTCTTCTCGACTCTATAGTCCTGTAAGACTGAGACTCTTGGCACATGTGCCAAGTGACTGCGTGGGAGAGGACCTAGATCCTCATCACACCGCCCCTTGGGTGACCGTTACCTAAGTGCATCATCCAGAAATGGGTCAAATGCCCTTTTGGGACTCGGTAGGCTGAACAAAAGTGCTCGTACGTCACTTCAGACAACACTAACGAGACCTAACAGGTCTTTGTTAGATGCCAGCTTGCGC